AGTAGACTCATCAGCCTTCTTTCTCCTTCCCCGCTTTTTTGGCTTAGAAAGAGCTTCTAGCTGCGATTCAAGCGCAGAAAGCCTAGCTTTCAACTCCTTATTCTCTTCCCTCAATGGCTCAATGCCAGAGGCGTTTTCAAGATATTCTTGAGCATCTTGCCTTAGCATCATACCACCAGGGCCAATCTTCTGTATCGTCCCATCTGTTAAATCTGCAAGCTGCTCCACAGAATAAACTCGATAGTGCTTGAGATTATAAATCATAGCTGGAGTCATAAGCTTATGAGGCCATTTCTCAAGAGGTAAGCCCTCAACAGCCTGCTCCTGCCCCTTTTTCCATGCCTCATATTGCACAGAATAACGCTCCCTGAGCTCATCAGTTACTTCCTTTTTAACGGTCGTATTTCCCCCCTGAGCGAAGATTTCAACCATCTCAACATCTTTATAGATGGGCCTTCCTTCTTTCTCAGAGGCTGCCCTGTCTTGCTTAGCATCCCTATAAAAACGGACATGATTGGCTGCCTTTTTCTTTACAGCTGAAACCCCTCCATATTCCATAACAGATGGATCTTCTAACTCAATGTTTCTGGTGTTGTGTAAGTGCATTCTTCTTTCCTCAGTTTAATTACAAACGAATCTTTATTCTCAAAAACTATCTCATCACCCATCCTCAAAAACTTATCTTTCCACCAAAATATTGGCTGCTGAGTAAGATGGAGATCGTCAACTCCTACCTTTTTGCCCCAGCCTGCTTGCTCGGGAAGAGATGCTATTTTCATGACTATGTACTTTCTAGCTACTCTCTGACATTCAGCAATTGCCTGCTCTACATCTTCAGGCTTCAAATGCTCAAAAACATCTGTGCTCATAACTATGTCAAAATCTTTAGAAGGAAATGGCAGTTTTGTAGCCTTTCCCCAGAGAACTGGCCTCTTTAAAGGATCAATCTGCTTTGCCTTATTTACTGCAACAAGAGAAGCTTCAAGCCCTAAAGCCTGCTTTCCTCTTGCATTTATCGCTGAAACTGCTGCCCCTACAGAAGCTCCAACATCAAGCACAGTATCAAACTCAAGCTCCCGAAACATAAGCTCAATTACCCCATAAGAATGAGAGTAATCAGGATCTGAGTGGTATCCTAAGCTGTAAAGCTCATCATAAGTTTTCGAGTAAGATTGCATCTGGCTTTGCTCTTTCATCATCAAGTACATTCCTCATTGCCTGCTTGTTTTGCTCAATGTCATGCTCACCTCTTTTCCCATTTTTTATTGTATCATCTCTTCCTGAATAAAAACTGAATCCTGAAAGGTACAAGCTCTTAATGGGAAATTGTAAAAGGTGAAAAGCTGCTAGAACGCCTGTAAATGGATGAGAGCAGACATCTGTAAGAGGCTTAAAAGTGTCCTCATATACTGCTGGATCTAAGCCTATCTTGTGCCGGGGTGCATCAAGGTTTCCATAAGCAAAATACTCAATGCCTTTAAGCTTTGCCCATGCCCTCATTGAGTCTCTGTAAGCCCCTCCAGCATTTTGACAGAGAAGCCTTAAATTTGTTGGTGGCCTGTTCATAAACATAGCCTGCAAGCCACCTATTCCAGCGCCATGATAAACGCAGTCTGTGTACTTATACCCCCCAGGGCATCTCTTTGGATCTTCTTGCCAGAGATGATGATTATTGATTCTAACAACGAAAGCGCCGTGAATATTGGGGAGGGTATACCGCTCAGAGCCCCCAAAGAGGATTACATCTTGATCTTCAAGTAGCTCTTGCATGTTCTGGCTTCAAAAAAGGGAGATGGAGCCTGTACGAGCGCCCCACCCCCCAAACTACTTTTAGTTAGTTGTCATGCGAGTAGCTGCGTAAAACGTAGCCACACCACCTGACTCTGCTGAAGTGAGTTTCAGACCCAGAATCTTATCTGAGTTACTGGAAACGTCATCAACATGCCCAGCGGTAGTGGTGGTGTAAATTGCAACATCCGCTGCTGCTGATCCTCCACTAATCGCTTGAACTGTTCCATTTCCTGAAACAACAACCCAACCATACTCATCTTGAGCAAAAGCAACCTGAGCAACACCCACTGCTGTAGGCTCTACGCCTGAAGTAGTAGTGTCTAGCTCTGCTGCTGTTCCGTCGTCGTCAATTTTGACAACAGCGTACTGAGCGATTGCTGCGCTTGCCTTTACGTACTTGTACTCAGCTGCATAGCTTCCTGAGCTATCTGTGCCGGTTACAATAGCACCAAGAGCAAACTCTTTAGTTGTGCTTGTTGCATCAAGGTCAATCCCTGCTGAGGGTGTAACGAAATGTTCTGCCATTTTATCCTCCCTCTAATTAAGCCGAAGCGTCTTTAAGAACGCCCTGCAAGAATCGGTTAGAGCAGCAAAGGTTTCCTGCCCATCCGATCAACTTGATCATTGCGTCCTGGTTAACTGGCTCACGCTCATCACCGATAGGAACAAAGTTTCTATCTCTGTGAGAAGTAAAGCGCAGATACTTAGTATTGAGGAAGTAAGCATGAGTAGCTGGAGCTGACCCACCATAACCTCCATCAAGCACCACATCAGCCTGCATGAACTTCAGAGTCTGGAATCCAAGCTGTCCGAGATTCGGATCTTGAATACGCTGAATGTCCTGAAGTGAAGCAAGGTAAAATTTGAAGATGTTGTTATCACAAACAATCAGATCAGGATGATCAGCACCCCGAGTGATGTTTACATACACATCATTGAATTCTCCCTGAACAGTAGAAGCTGAAAGCGTCCCTGCTGCTTCCCGAACGTAGTTACGCCAGAAAGACCAAGTATTTCCATCAATACCGCCCACTTCGTTGGTGTTTGTATCTGCTACAAGAGCTTGAAGGCCATTAATCTGATTGGTAGCTGTACCATCAGAGTAAATATCTTCACTCATCTTGTTCATCAGGGTGTTTTCAGCAACCTCAATCCTTCCTTCCAGAAGATCAATGATTTGCTCTTTCCCTGAGTTTTGCAGCAATTCAAGACCAGAGGCTGTAACAGCTACTGCCACCTGCTTCCAATCATATTTTGCTGCTGTGATTACATCAGACGGAGAAATATCAAGGGTTTCATACCCTGAGTATCTCTTGTATGTCTGGTTTTCTTGATAAGCCAAAGGCTCCACAATCTCTTGACCACCACCAACAAGACGCAACTTTCCTCGGCTCTTTAATCGAGCGAGAAGAGCATTGTTTGCAGTGACGTTATCAACAAGCTTTGGAGTCCTGTGGCGCAACGTCGTCGAAACGATGTCGCTGTAATTTGGACTTGCCATTTTTTACTCCTTAATTTATTCACCAAATGCTGCCTCAAGCGCATCTCGAATAGAGTCAGGAGTTTTAGGTTTCAGTGAGCCAGGAGATCCCTTAACTGATGAGCCTGCTTTTCTTGCTTTTGAGGCTTTCGCTTTTGCCTCTCTTGCCTTTCTTAGCTGCTCATCTTTTTGAGCCTTAGCTTGCAATTTTGCTTGCACATCAGGATTTCGTGAAACTGCAATATCATAAGCCTGCGCCAGCACTTCCACATGGGGCATCTCAGGATTTGCATTCTTTATGCCTGCAACTAACGGAACAAGCTGCTCTTGGACATCTTCAAAGAAAGGCCGCAATGGGCTTCCATTCTCATCTGTCTCAGAGGCAAAGGCTTGGATTGTGCCATTTATCTGCTCAATCTGGGCCTGCTGCTCTCGCTGCTGTTGCTGCTTAACGTATTCACTCTGCTGCTGTGCTTGCTGCCTTAGCTGCTGCACTTCTGCCTGTAACTCCTGAACTTTTGGATCTGAGTAAGCTGCACCGTTTTGGTACTGCCCACCATAACCTCCGAAAAGCTCTTGAGGCGTTACTTCTGCGTCTTGGCATAGCTGCAGTATTGTTTGTCTAGCGGTCTCTTTTGAGCCTTCAAAGAGAGAACGATCAAGTTCTAGCAGTTGCCCGATTCTCTGGTGTGGTGTCTCTCCTGCTGCCCTGATTGATTCCTCATAGGGCTTTATGGTTTCTACCAAATCACCAAAGTTTCTTTGTACCCTCTGAACTTCCTCAGAGAGTTGTCTTTTAGTCCGATGGAAAGAGTCTTGCTGGGATTTGCTGAACTGAGTAGCCCATTTCTGGAACTCAGTTGGCATCTTAGCCATCTGCTCTTTCGTCTCGGCATCCCAATATGAAGGAAATTCAATAGCCCCGGCGACCTCTTCAGGCTGCTCTGGGGTTTCACTCCCTTCCTCTGGAAAATCTGTTTCTGCTGCTTCTTGCTCCTCTTCAGGCTCATCTATCGCCTCATCATAAGCAGCCTCGATGCTGTCTCTTAGGCTTCCTTCTTCTTCTACCTCTTCAGCATCTTCCTCAATTTCTTCTGCAAACTCTTCTATCTCTTCAGTTTCCTCTACTTCCATTTGGCTTCCTCAAAAGCCCGGTTAATAGCTTCCACTCTTCTCTCTCTTTCAATCTTTGGATCTGGCATGTTAGCGCCTTTGTAGTAATCAAGACGCTCATTTCCTACCTCTTCACAGCCATGCTCCCTTGTGATTTTGCGAAATTTTCGCTTGCTATCAATCATCTCTCCTGTGCAAGGATGAATTGCTGGCTCCATGGTATCTTCAATAACGGAATGAAAAGAATCTCTGGATCTGGGCCTGTACTCTTCCACATCCACCATCTTCTGAGTTTCTTTATCAAATATATAAACTTTCCTAGCCATGAGTCCCTGTCTTGAGATAGGTAATTGATTTCTTGCATGTATCCTTAATGATTTGCTTGATTTCTCTTCTGGCTGATAGCTCATCAAGCTCAAATACGCTTTTTGGGATAGAGACAACTCCCAGGGACTCATCTGGAGCCTTCGGGCTGCAAATCCTTACAAAAAGATTATTTCCATGATCCACTGCCTCATCAATGGCAAATCCCTGCTCTCTTATCGTCCTGCCGATAAAGAGAATGTTTAACTCATAGTTAAATTTTTTCTTCATGGGCTGTATTTTACAGCATAAGGAGAGCCGCCGTCTCGCTTCAGTTCAGTTCATGCAAAAGAAGCAAAAGAAGCTCCTCATCTTGCCTCTGAATCTGGGCTTTTCTCTCTGCTTCAAGAAGGGCTTGCTGTAAGATATAGCGCCTAAAAGCCTCTCTCTGGGCCTCCTTATAAAGCTCCTGCCTTACCTCTTCAGCCCTTATCTCAATAAGCTGATTTAATGCCTCGATGAGCTCCAGAATATTTGCTGTATCATCTGGAATCTCTTTTAAAAGCTCAGGATCTAATGCCAAGAAGAGCTCTGGATTTGCTTCAATAGCCTTTATGATTACAGGCTGAGTCTCTTTTGGAGCCTCCACAACTTGCTCGGCAAGCTTTCTTACTTTTTTGGCTTTCTTCTTATTTTGCTGAAAAGCTTCAAGTGGCCAAATGTTTGAAAGGATGCCTTTGTAGTAAACTCCCCCTTTTGATGGCTGTGGGGTAACTACAGCGCCTGCGCCTGTATCCTTTGCTCCTCTTAGGAGTAATAGCAAGCTCACTGTTCTACACCTTTCTCAATCTCCAAGCGCTGCAAGCGCCTGTCTAAATCCAAAGCATCCTTTTTTAAATTGATAATTTCTTGCTTAAATTCGGCAATTGCTAAAGTTAGATGCTGGATGTCTTTTCCCAAAAGTTTAGCGGTTGACTCCGCCGTCATCTTTACGGTTTCAATCGTCCCACGAATCTTTGCAACGCTCCAAACGCAAGTGCCCAGAACTAGCCCCAAGCTTACAAAATCTTTTAAAGTTGAGACCGGCACATCCATCATCTACTCATCAGAAAAAATTTCTTTTGCTGCTAAATTGAAAGCTCTTTGTTTCGCAGCCTTAGCAGCCAATTCACCTTCATAATCAGCCACCGATTGCAAAACAAAACTTTTTAGTACTTCGTTTGCAAAATCTTTTTTAGTAAGCGAGTTTGGCAAGATTTCGCCTTGCTCATTTTGCACAAAAGGTTTCCACCCGTGCCGTTTTGCAAGTCCCTCGATAACTCTTTTTTCTTGCCCCTCTGGTATCTCCACCTTTAAGTCTTCAGCAAAAATAGCTGAACTTGATAATAATATAAAAACTAATGCTTTTAGGTTTTTTCTCTTCATTGGAAGGCCCTTTGTCGTGCTAATTCTCTTTCATAACTTTTTCTGCAGTGATCTTTTTCATGCCAAGAAAACAAAAAATCGATAACCTTTCTCATGTTTGAATTTGGCCGCTCTCGCCATGTCCGTGAGGAAATAGTCTCGTCTGGATTTCCGGCGGTTAATGCATTGATCAACTGATCAACTGAAACCAATACATTAAAAAAGTATTCACCCATCAAAACTATTCACTCACAACAATTTTCAAGCGCTGCGCATTTTCTTCACTTATTTTTTGCTTTACTGCCATGAGCTGAGCCCTCATGTCTTTTTCTGCAATTTCTGAATAAGGCCGATTTACCAAACGAAGGATCTGCGTTTGGACGTATTTTTCCATAAACTCAATATAGGTCTGCTCTTTTTTGACAAGTCTATTCTCTAAAATCTCTGTGACTCCATCTGCTTCAAATCCGACAACGAATTCTTCTAATTCCTCAATATAACCGGTCCAGCCAAGTTGCTCCGCTGCGCCTTTGATGAGATTCTTTGGGGCTTTGTACTCGACCGCAATAGTAACCTCTTCAACTTCCTCTGGCTGGACTTCTTGCGCTGCAATATCAATTGCAAAAAAAAGCAAAATCAGCACAAACAACTTTTTCATTTTTCTTCTCCTATTATGCACCATCACAAACCCCATCAGCGTCAACCGTGCAGCTCATCACACCATCAAGCGCAAAGCATTCAGTCCAACCTGCATCGTCAGTGTCACGGATCATCAGGCAGCTTGTTGCTCCGTTATCGATTTTTACATCACCAGCAACTTCAAGTTTAGATGTTGGTGATGTCGTGCCAATCCCGACATTGCCCCGTAAGACAGTTTTTGAGATTGAATTATTTCCAAGAGTAACCGAGTTGCTTCCGTTTCCTATTGCAGTTGCTCCGATAACTATTTCGTTTGTAACTGAAGTTCCACTAGCTTGCACTTTATCACCAATGAAAACGTTGCTAGATCCCATCAAAGCCCCGCCACCGTTCACCCTGCCCGCCAAACGGCCAATCCCAATGTTGTGATTAGCAACAATTTGCTGATCGAGCGCCCGAGTTCCAACAGCAACGTTGTCAACTCCGCTGGTATTATTATATAGCGAATACGCTCCCATTCCGACATTATCAAATCCTGATTGAGTGTAATATAAAGCATTTGACCCGAGTGCCATGTTGCGGGCACCTGAGACGTTGAAAAACAAGGCATCCCGCCCGATAGCCGTGTTATCAAATCCTGTAGTGTTTTTTTGCAGAGCTCTCCAACCCACTGCACTATTATTTTCGCCAGTTGTGTTGTCTTTGAGTGCTTGAAAACCAATCGCTACCGTCCGCCCTGCGGTGTTGTTCCCTGCGCCCATTGCTTCAATCCCGAGTAGAGTGTTTTCTGCGTTGTTTGCATATTGGTCGGTAAAGATATCACCTGCAACATGTAATAAGGCAGATGGACTATCTGTCCCAATCCCGACATTCCCGGTACTTCCTTCGACAAAAAGTGAATTGCTCGAAGGTTGAGTTTTGACTCTAAAATCCTTATCTGTACCGTTTGGATTCATCAAAACCTCGTTTGATGTAAATGCGGCAAGCTGGACAGATCCATGTTTAAATCTTATTGCGTATTGCTCAAATCTCAAGTTGAAATTACTTGCTCCTTGCTTGATTGATAAATCACCATCATTTTCAACCGTAAAACTTGAATAATTAGAGCCGTCGTAACCCAGTCTTAGCTGTTCTGTAGTTGATACGGTGTGCAGTTGAGCAGATGGATTAGTTGTACCAATCCCAACATTGCCAGCACTAGCCCCAACCCCGTCGCCTTCTACGTGCAAGCGAGTTATTCCGCCAGTTTCAAGACCAAGATCAAAATTGTCATTATTGCCTAAAGTGCGGTTAGCTCCCGCCGTATCGCCGTCATTAGAAAAATCGGCCTTGTCTACTGCTATCGTTCCAGTGATTCCAGAATGAGAGCACGAGATCCCGGTGCCTGAACAATCAAGCTCAAATACTGGCAAGCCCTGCAAACTCCCCTCGTCTGAAATTTTCAGGGGTGGATTCTGAGCTTCTGCGCTAGGTAAGTATAATGTAACGGATGCTGTCACCATTAGTGCCAACATCCACATAAATCTTTTGTGCATCATCAATCTCAATCACTTCTTTTTGTGCTGAATAAACTATCATTCCTGTGGTGCTATCCACATCTGAAGCTCCATAGTAAATCTGACTTGTGGTATTACTTGGGTCTGCAAGTAGTATAACTTTCTTACAGGGAGTTGATGAGGCAACGAGAGTCTCTGCTATTCCTGCTGTAGTTACACTCTTTAATCCAGAGTTAATGGTTGTCGGTAGCGTTTGAGCTACACTCACCTCAGCCTGATCAGAAGCAATAACTACTCGCTGAGTGCCTGCATCAACATTGCCTGCCCCTGTGGTGACATCGTAATCAGCATTGGTGTCAGCGTCCCAGGAGGTGTTTTGGTTTGATACTGTAATTGCCATTTTACTGCGCCTGTCTGCTTGTTACTGCTCTGGCTTTTCTTGTGCCAGTTACAGGATCATCATAAAACTCAACTTCTGTTACTTTGTCCTGAGTAGGAATAAATGGAACTCCTAGATCAGCTGCTGTATCCAGATCACCTTTTCTTGCAAGCTCAGCTGCTTTGAGCTGCATTTCCTTCTGAATCTTATCAGCCTGAAGCTGTAATTGCCCCAACATCTCCTGCTGCTTGAGAGCCATTTCAGCCTGCTTCTCCTGCATCTTCATCTGCATTTCAGATTGCTTTATCTGCATATCCATCTGCATCTTGGCCTGAGCTGCCTGCCCCTCTTGCTGCACTTTGACCATCTTCGGATCTGGTGGTGGTGGCTGATTAGCTGCCTGCTGTTGCTGCTGGAGCATCATCATTGCCTGCTGCTTGATAGCTTCTAGCCCCTGATCAAGTGAAGCCTCTAAGCTTCTGCCAAAATTAAAGCGCCTTGATACTGAAGAAATTGCCTCCATCATGAAATTTGCCATCTGAGGGAATTGCTGTGCTATTGGAAAGCCCTGATTCATGAACTGCCCGACAGATGCTAGGTATTCAGTAGCTGCCTGCTTCTCCATCTGCTCATCAATGGCAATCGTCGAATCAGTCTCAATATCAACTCTAAAAGCCCTCATGACATCTGAGCGAAGAAGCTCCACCACTTGCTCAAAGTTTACCACTACCCCCTGATCAGTCTGAGCAAGCATGTCTGTGCCTGCCATGAGCATTAGAGTCTCTTCAGAGAATTGCTCTGCAATGATTTCTGCCTTGATTGCTATTAAATCCCTGGCAAATCTTTGAACTTCTGCTTGCTTATCTGAAAGTCTTAAAGTGGCAAATTGCCCCTTAATCTGCTGAGCTGTAGCTGTCTCATTTGGATTTGAAGCGCCCCGAATAATGTCACTCATTCCAGTTACTTCATACAAATCAGCCTTAGCCCTGTCTCTTGCGTCATACAGCACCTGAAGCACCTGTGCTGCCTCGCCTATAGGAAGGAATTGAATCGTGCCCTGCATCCCCCCTTCTTTGGCGTACTGTGGCCAATTCTCAATAGGAATGAGCTCATTTTCTGCTGATTCCTCAACAAGCCTTTGAAGCCCCTCGCATGATGCGTCGTATACCCCTGCAAGCCTCAAGCCCTTAACTAAGCAATCAATCCTGCCTGTAATCTCATCAAGCTCTCTTGCCTGATCCTGGTAAAGCGCATAATCAGGAACAGGGATAAGAGTATCATTGGTTTGTGTGGCAAATAATGGCTTTGGGCAGGGAAAGAAATCTGTAAGCCCTAGCGGATCATCTTGCGTATCAAGTGGGCCATAAGGGTAACCAGCAGCCACCCAATAAACTTTACGAGTCTCTTTATCCCAGATTTCAGTGACTCTTGCTTTTTTGAAATATTCACCCTTAGGCCTGTCTGCTGTCTCTTTGTCTATATTGCTGGGAGTGTAATCAAGCTCAATATCTCTGCCGATCTCCTCACCAAAGCGATCAATTAGCTCATCTCTGCTCATATAAGAGTCAAAGCTAACCCATGTCACTTCCCCCCAGGTACGAGCTGGGCTCCAATTAAAATCATCAGGATGAACGTATCCACAAGTTACCTCTTCATAAGTAACCTCTTCACTCTCTTCATAGGAGATATCCCCATATTCATCCTCTATCTCTTGAACAGACTTCTCAATTACAGGCTTATAGAAGCCCCGAGCAACGCCCATTCCACAGAGCAGATAATCATCTCTGACTCTTCTCATTACAGAATCAAAATCATAGGCATCAAGAGCAAACTCTGTAGCTCTTTCAAGCACCTCTGCTGCTGCCTTCCCTATTGGGTCTTTATCCATAAAGCGCCTGCGCACTTCAGGCTTTGGTGTTCTGGAATAAAGAGCTGGCTGAAGCGTTTGAACATTGCTCCAGAGAACATTTATCCTTGCTGAGCGCTTGTATGCACTATCATCAGAATCTTCATCCTTATATTTCTTTTTGATTTTTCGGCATCTTTCACGCCATGAGGAAGCCTCTTTTCTGGCCATCTTGATTCTATCAAGCCAGACTCGAACAATGCCATCATCTTTTTTTTCTTCCTCTGATAGCTGCTCTACTGCACCGTCATCTTGTTCCATCTAAATCCTGCCTGGTTTTCTTCTGCTGCCCTTATTTGCCCAAAGCTCATTGATGGTCATCTTGTTAAGGTATCTTGGCTTTTCCTCAACAGGTTTTGGCCTCATATATGGCCGACTCATCGCCATATATCTTAACGCATCAGCTAAGTGGTCGTCTCCCTCTGTGTCCACATCTTCAGGCTTTCGCTCATCATGCTGGAGAGCTGGTAAAGTTCTGATTAAATCCTTGCAAGTGTCGAAGAAATAGATCATGGGCCTGTCATCTTGCCCTATAAGCCTCCCCCTTATCTGCTGCCATCCAGGGACTCGCTTATTGTCTGCTGCTCTTACTGTTAAGCCCTCTTTTCTATAATCTTCAGCTATTGATGGGCCTCCATCCTGGTGAAAGCATGCTGGATCAGCTACTCGAAGAGATATTTTCTCATTCTTAGCCTCTTTTGAGAGAGTCATGGCTGCAATGTCTTTGTTCTGCATCTTTAGCCCCTGATTTGGCCCTGATGCGCCATAGAGCTCTCTGTATATGACTAGTGCCCCTGCTGGTATGTTGCAGTCTCCATCTGATACAGCGCCCCAGATAGAGGCAAATGGAGAAGCTGAGCCCCAGTCATGAGAGAACACTCTGAACCAGTGAGGGGGAATCTCAAAGGGCTTGATAATATGTCTATCTGTTGAGAACTCAGGGAAATACGCCCCTGTAATTACGTTCCAATCGCCTTCAAGCCATGCTCTGACAAGCTCAGGAGAGCCAACCATTTCCAGGGCTTGAATGTAATCTGGATCGTTTTTGAGCAGTATCTTGTTGTCCCAGACTTTTGCAGGAATAAAGAGCCTTTCCCAGATTCCGTTTCTTAGCTGCTCTTTTTGTATCTGAAAGCCTAAAGGATTTGCGTCAATGAATCTGTTTTTCACCCAATGATGCCCCACGCCTCCAGGGTTTCCACTTGCTCTGATTCTCTTCTCTGGCACTCCCTTTGCAGAACGATTACAGGCAAATAGCATCCTGTAGGCTCTATCATCAGGCCACTGAGGTAGCTCATCCCAGCCAATCCATGAGTTTTTGTTTACAATGCCTGTATTTGCGGTAATATAATGATTAGCATCTTTTACCTGTATGTCCGCCACTAGATTAACGCCACAAGGGGCCATTTCAAATGAGTCGTAAATACTACCCTCGCTCGCTCTCCTCACCTCTCCGGTATAAGGATGGTGATACTCATGTTGTTCTTCGATCTGATGGCTATTTGATGGAATATTGCCCAGAGCATCCATCATGTAACAAAAGAGGGATGGTGCTACAGCACCGCCTTTTCCTTGAGATTTCTCTTGGTAGGTTCTTACTCCCAGAGGAAGTTGTGCATCATAGAGATGGCAATAAGCAGAATAATGACATTGAGAACCTTGAGCTGGTACAGAACCAGCAAGAGCATATGGTGAAACACCAAAGAGAGTCGGCCAAGATTTATGATAATGATTTTGTGCAGCTTGTTTATAAATGTGCAAGCAATCCCAAAATAAGTTTGAAAGAAGCCTCTCGACGATTGAAATGCTCTCATCAAACAATCCACAGCTGCTGTAAGCATCACAAGATTTCTTGGCGGCACGAATATCGGCAATACCCAACTGCTGATCACGTTCTAAAAGTCTTGCGGAAACACTCAAGGAAGGATGCTTGCCGCATTCTTGAAATCCCTCTTCAGACTTTGTGGAATCGTTATCCAGAAGAGATGCGTACGACTGCCAACCCTCGACGGTTAAAATCGGATGCCAGAAAGGATTGATTTGCTCGCCCTTCGCATTGCTCACCCTTACACACTCAGCCTCATATGGAGCTATTGAAGCTATAACTGGCTTAGCGCCTTCTAGGGTCTGAACATACTCCCCTGCTACTATTTCCTCGATAGCCTTTGCTGAGCCGTCTGCCATTAATATGGGGGTGCCGACTGCTACGCAATACTGATGCCCCTGCAATTTCTTAGCATCTCTTGCATTCTCTATTGAACGCATCCGCATAAAAGCACCATTAGGCCATGTCCAGGTTTTCTTTTGCTCTCCCCAGACCGCCCCTGTTGGTGGATAAAGATCATGCGAGCGAGCAATTAGCTCTTCTAGCTCTGGGTAGGATTGACGAACAAGAAGCCCACGCCACTTCTCTTTGTACTTAAAAACATCTTGAAGATAATCGCCTAAGAGGTAATCAGATTTGCCACCACCTCTAGCGCCACCGTAGAAAAGCTCATTTATCCACTTGGCTTCTATTGCTGCAAGCTGTGGCCCTGGCTGTGGAGCCCAGATGTGACTCATCCTCTGTAATTATTGCCCCAAATGGCAAGGAATATACCAAGAGCAACCCTCCAATCAGCGAAACCAAACAAGAGAGAAAAGCCTGCTATCCCAAGACAGAGCCCAAGAATCATCTTTATTATTTCCCTGCTCAGCTCTTCACGCTTTACGCCAAGCAGCAACTTTTTAAGCTCTTCATGTCGCCTCTGGTGTTCTTGATAGTCAATATGAGCCTCTTCCTGTGTCTCAGGTTCTATTGCTTTATGAGCCATTATCTTCTCCCTCTTCCTCTGGTATTCCCTGAGCATAGGTTTTAAGCCATTCCTCTCTTGAGATTGATGGTGGTAGTGCTACAGGGTTAAGGTTTAATGCTTTCCCATCTGCCCCTGTAAGCTCTCTCCTTTCTGTCTCTTTCATGCCCAGCTTGGTCTTGCACCAAAATATGATGGCTGCTGTGTTCCCATCCATGCACTGCTTGTAAAGCATTCCTTTGACATTAGCATTTGCCTCATCAGCAAACTTTAGCTCTTCTTCATAGTGCTTTTTAAGCGTTCTGAAGTTTATCCCTATGCCTTTGGCTATTTCCTCAAAGGGAGTACCTAGCAGCACTCTCTTTCTCACCCAGGCTCTTAGCTTGTCATCTGGTTTATGCGCCATCGAAAGCCTCACCATTTATTTTGCACTCAAAAGGCTTTTTCTTATCCTCACAGTGCTTCTTGTATCTCTCGATTATGACTTGACAGTATTTAGGCTCTAATTCTATTCCGTAGCATGTTCGGTTTAGCTGCTCACAGGCTATCAGTGTTGTGCCTGAGCCGAGAAATGGATCTGCAACTATATCGCCCTGCTTTGTGTTGTTCTTTATTGGCTTTGCCATGCACTCTAAAGGCTTTTCTGTGCTGTGGCCTGTTTTGTCTTTACAGCCTCTTTCTATCTTCCAAAGAGTTGATTCGCTCCTGCTGCCTTGCCAGTTATGATTCTTGCCTTTCTTGACAGCATACCAACAAGGCTCATGCTGCCAATGGTAGTCACCTCGACTTATGGCAAACATAGGCTTGGCCCATATTATCTGTGACACAAGTTCATAGCCTGAATCTTGTAAATTCTTTGAAAGTTCTGCTGCGTTTCGCCCGTCATGCCAGACATAGGCAACTTGAGCATTTACAGCTTTATAAACCTCAGTCCAATCTACTCGCTCATCATTTGAAACTTTTCCGATGCTTCTATTAGATTCATTCAGAAGCTCATCACGCCAATCTGCTGAATACTCAACACCATAAGGCGGATCTGTTACCATCAAAACAGGCTCAATATCTTCAAACCAATCTGTGCAGCTATCACCACACAACACCCGATGCCTACCAAGCTCAATCATATCTCCAAGCTTGATATATGGCTCACTCTCATCTTCCTGAGCTTCAAAATCATCCTCTTCAACTTCTGGCTCATCTTCAGGAAAGAGATCCTGTAAGTCATCGAGGCCGTATTTCTCTAAATCAAAGTCATTATCCTCAAGCCATCCAAGTTCAAGCTCAAGATTGTTGAGCAGCCATGAGCTATCATTCTGGAGTTTATTATCAATAATTCTGTAGGCTCTTATCTGCTCATCTGTGAGCTCATCAATCATCAAGCAAGGAACGTGAGAGAGCCCGAGCTTTTTTGCTGCCAGGAATCTTCCATGCCCCACAATGATATTATCTTGAACATCCACCACTAAAGGCTGATTGAATCCAAACTCTTTTATTGAGTGAGCTATCCTCTCAACTTGTTCCTCTGGATGAGATCTATTATTGAACTCATAGGGCTTTAGCTTTGATATATCTTGCTGAAATACTTCCATTTTTTTATAGCCTGTACCCTTTTGCTAAGTGACTGAAAATAAAGGGGATGGCAGGCTAAAGACTTACACGCTCGATTCGCTGGATCTTAATCGGCATTGGAGAGAGAGATGGAGTATGCTTTTTCCGGGCAGTTTGTATGCAAGATACAGCAAACAAAACAGCAAGTAAGAGCATCAGCCTAGCCATTCCCTATTTCCTTGTGTGTATTTTAGGAAATAAAAGGGCTTGCTGTCTCGCTTTTGCTTAGTATTTCTTGCCCTTCCATCTGATTAAGCCCCAGGCATGGGCTATGGCAAAGAAGGCATAAGCTTGAACTTTGTAGAAGAGAGAATCTCCCGCATCTTCAAGGAAATAGCTGAGCATTTGCCTGTCTATTTCTATTAGAGTCTTATCTTGCTGGCCTGCAAGCATTTTATCATATTGATTATCATGCCAGAGAGCTGACTCATGAAAGGGATGAGTTGCAGGGAGTTGCCAGAGCCAGGGGATTCCTATTCCGTAATCAGACTTCAAATCTTTCGTTGAGGATTTGCTTGTGTTCACTTTGCCCGGTTTCCCTGTATTTTATCCAGTCCTCAATGGCTTCATTTGTTGAGAATCTGGGAGAGCCGTCATCTTTTTGGCTTCTGCCGTATATGTATCCAGCTTTTGCCCAGATAGCCCACTCATCACAGCCCACATCATCCTCGAAGTGCTGACATACTGAGAGAGCTGTTTTTGCTGTGTAGCCTAAGCGCCCCAAATTAAAGCCAGATGAGAAGCAGCGCATGAGATCCGCTAATGCTTTGGGCCTTTCTATGTTTGTGTTTGTCAGAGGATTTCTATCTGGTGGAAGTCTATCAAAGAGGGGGCTACTCATAGCTTTCTCCAGTATCGAAGATGCAGAACTTCTCTTGTGGGCTTTGGTGCTATGAGCAGAGTTGAGAAAGAGAGAAATTTCCTCCTAGAAATACTTTTTGATTTCTTTGATAACTCCAGAGCTTTCATAATTCCATATGTGCCTATCCTTCCAGGGATAAAGGCACCATCCTATTCTGTTCCTGTTAAAGATTTTAGCGCATCTTGAGATATAGCGTCTCTGCATGTCTGCCCCTGCCAGATCCACGCATCCAAACTCTCCAACAAAGAGGGGCTTTCTGTGCTTTTGCTTCCAGGCAAGAAGCTCTGAGAGTCTTTTCTTTAGCTTAAGAGCTGGGAAGGGAAGGTCTATTGGTTTGTATATTCCTGCATGAGTTATCTCAAAAGGTGAGTACATGTGGGCAGTGTAAAGAATCTTTTTGCGTCTCAGTGGCTCTAAGTCCTCAATCTCTTTTGGGCCTATGTTGTGGCAGGGAACAACTATTTGCTTTTTCCAGTATTTGCGGATTCTTGATACCTCCACTTTTGCTTGCCTTGCCCATCTTTTATTGGAGAAGGTGTGGGGCTCATTTATGAACTCTAAAGCCTTTACTGAGTCAAAGGGCTCAAATACGTCAGCTAAGAGCCTTAGATCCTCTCTCCAGAGCTTTCTAGTTTCTCGGTCTGTGAGGCAATAGTGCTGGCCTTTTTCGTTTAAGCCTCTAAATGGAGCATGGAGATCAATTATATATTTAACAGGGATTCTGTTTGCTTCTGAGTAGTTTATGATTTCTAAAAGGTCATCAATGCTTTCATTTATGAAATCGAGATAGCTTTGCCTGTGCTGTAAGACAAGAAGATTTGAAGGTGTGATCTGATATCTTATTGTGTTTGCACCCATCTGGGATGCTTCTTTTATCCATGCTTTTGCTGTGCCTGGATGATGCCATGTGGAGATATTAAAGCCCTTAATCATGGGCTCTATTGTACATTATATTATACTAGCTGTCTTGTGTGTTGAAAGAAAACTGGCAAGGCAGGGCTTATTTTACTATGTGAAAAACCATAGTATGACTAATCCCAAATACCTCGCCTATTTTCCTGTAAGAAATCCCATCGTCTACCATCTGCTTAATCTTAATGTTTCTAACTCTTATAGCCTCACTCTTTAACGTCCTCTTAGTGTCCTTTCTTATGCTCATTTCAGCCGTATGCTCTGGCGTCTTAGAATGTATGAGCATGTGGCAATTAAAACAAAGAGTTTGATACTCTTCTACTTTCTTGCCTTTTGTGTGGTGTAGCGTAAGAACTGCAAGTCTATCCTCTCCACAAGACTCGCACTTGTAATGCTCCCTAAAATACTCCTTAGCAGATTCGCCATACTTATAACGCAAGTCTTTGAGCTTCAGCTTTAGTGGGCATTTAACCATAATATCTCCAAAACTGAGGGGGTGGGAATCGAACCCACCATATCTGGTTTAACAAACCAGCCCGTCCGCCCTGTTCGGCTCCCCTCAAAAGCAACTTCATTAACAGTGAAGCGTTCTACCAATTGAACTACTTGCCATCAGTCATTCACCTTCCTTCCTGTCCTCATCCTCTGGCGGTTCTGGAAGTGGCTGCCAGTGGGTTACATTGTCATATTCAGAAGATTCAATATCTCGAAAGATTCCATCAATTTCATAGTAGCCTGAAACAACAAACTCACGGCTTTTGGCCGACGCTAATCTTCCATAGAATAAAATTAGATCACTATTCAAGTCTGGCAATCTCTCGCTGCATTTAATCCAGTTGCTCATCTCACTCCTTTTCTTTACTAGATTCCCTGTACTCGTAATCTAGGGTTTACTAATTAAATCTACTTGCCTATGAATCTCCTCTGTGACCTCGTTTAACTTTTCTTCTTCTCTCCTTAGTTTTTCAGAGATTGAATCTGCTACCGCATTTTCTCCATACTTCTCGACGCTTCTTCTCATCATATCCAAATAGCGATTACAGTTTCTCATGTGCGTTTCGTATTGTTGCTCTAGCTCATCCATATCAATCCTTATTATCCCTTCCTACTAATTGAGAATTAAGATTCTCGTAATCAATCGCTTCGTCGACTACCTGACCAATAATATTTTCGATATTACTAATAGTATCAGACTGCGTTACTCTCTCATCAAACATGTTCGCATGACGTTCTTTTTCTATTTCTATTATTGCATCAGCAAACCGCTTTTCCTTCTCTCCCATCACTCGCCCTCCTTAATTTTTCTCTCCGCCATAAAGCCAGCGAAGCACATCTACTAAATCTTTCCTTGCGTCAATCTCAACTTCTTTTATGTCATTATGTATCGAAGAGCCTGAAACTTTCATTGCGCACTCTGGCTTTGCTATTAACGTCACTTTTCTATTCCCTTCCCAAAGCTCCAAAGAAAGTTCATGTTCATACTCATCATAAGTTATGTCCGCTTTTTGTAGTTTAGCTATTTCCTTCTCTCCCTCACTCATCATCTTTCTCCTTTAGTTCCAGCTCTACCAATGCCAGCACATCTGTTGCTGTTAGGTTGTATGATTTCTCAATGTCAAGCGAGTCTTCTGCCAGACACTTCAATGTCTCCAGAGCCTTGCGAAGCTTCTGATTATCTTCTTGTTGGAAGTGAAAGAGCTTCTGCAGGTTGTGGTACATCGCTTTGTAGTCACTCATCATCTTTCTCCTTGTTCTCGGTTTCTATTCGAATGCCAATCATAAATCCGAAGAGAAACGACATCACACCTACAAAAATTATCAGTTCAAGACAGTACATCACTCCCCCAAAAACAAAGCTTCATTATCTCTTGCAAACTTAGTAACAATCCTCACACTATCCAGCCACTCGGGTTCATTCAAGATGTCGATTGTTCGTGTGTTGGTCTTGTGGTCCCAGTAATAAAATGAGTACCAGAGCAAGCCCTTGCACCGGAGAAGAGCAGTCAAACCAAACTCCACGATCTGTTTTTTTGTTGGTGGTGTGTTCTCATAGCCGATGTAGCATTGAGGATTTGCGAAGTTTACTGGTGCTATTCCTGTTGCCTCTGTGTACTTCTCAAAGCAGAAAGCTGTTACATCAGGAGCCTGCCCTGTGTGGTATGCCTGCTGTGCTGATATGTCTGCAAAGGCTCTCTTTTCCTGTGAGGCAGCATCAAGCTTGTAGCCAGTAGAGTAAATAGGGATGTCAGGGAAAGCTTGTTTGAGGTCGTTGTAGCGAGTCTCACACTCAATGAGAGTTTTGTTTTCCTGGTCATCCTGATTCAAGATAAAAGCTACGTTCTCTTTGCCTACTATCTCAATGGCTCGCTCATCTGTTGGACCATTAGGTTCCACACCTATCTTCATGCCGTAGGAGACTGCTCTTTCAACTAAGCGCCTTGTGGCGTCATCGTCACCGATGCGGAGATAGACAAGGTTCATACCCATATCACCACCAGCATCAATAACTGAAAGCATGTAGTCTAAATCCTGCTCAGGAAAGTAACTCTCACAATAAAAGCCTAGTGGTAGTGTGTAAGTCACTCCGGTGTACTCTCCGATTTTGCCGTTGATTATTTGCCAAGACATAAAGCCCCCTTTCAGTATGATTCACTGTATTCTTTATTATACAAGATGTCAATGTTTTTATTCAGATTCAGCAGCAGCCTGAGCTTGAGCAATTAGCTGCTCTGAGCCACATTCACCCCTGAGAACTCTCTCCTCAACGCACCCCTCATTGCTCAAATATCCATTTGCTTGAAGATACTCATCATCAAAACAATCCTCACAATCCTGATCCCCAGGGCCGTCAGCGCAAACAGAAAACTCTTGTGAAAAGCTATCTCTGTGAGTTATGAATCTGAAGAAATTACCTGAGCAGTCATCGAACTGGCCATCGACAACAAAAACCTCATTGCCATCTCCATTAACGCTCACACTTCCTTGAGCATCACTATCACCATCAGATCCACAACCGACAATAAAACCAGCAACAAGTGCTGCAACAATTACCTTTTTCATGTTTTTCTCCTTCAGTGTTTCACACAATCGGTAAACTTAGTTGAGCAAGAATATTTCTTGTATCCCGATCAGAATACTCCATTGCCTTTGCTCTCGTCTTTTCCACAAAACTTTCATAGCCCTCATCAAGCAGCATAAAAGCGCACCACTTAAAGCCCCAAGGCGCATGAGCTGCCCGGCCATCATCAAAAAGCCAGTAAAGTGCATCTTTTTTGTGGTGATATTTCACATCCAAATGCTCACTCGGAGCTGTGGCATCTGTTAAAGCTCTCTGAATGATTGCAGAGATCATCTGCTTTTCTGGCAAAAGGTTTTCATATTCTTCATCGTCAACTATTTGCACTTTATTTCTGCAAAATGTAGCTCCTTGTAATCCGCTAGAAAGTGCTTTTTTTTCCAGCGATACATTGGAGTTGCTACGCCTTTTACGTCCTCTACCACCGTTTTTCCTTCTGGTGTTTCGTAGATGAAGTCGGCTATATAGTTTCCAATCTTCTCTCCGCTTTTGCTGTACAGAGGAAATTTCGGCTGTAGTCCCAGCTTCATTATCTCCCCTGTGTTCAGGAGAATCTTTAGAAATTGATATCTCTCGCTCTCCGCTTTTGATGCAAATCTGATTCCATCCACCCATGTTGGTTTTGCCTTATATTTAGTCAATTGAGTTTGTCCTTTCCTTGAACTAACAACTCTTCAAGGGCTTCATCGAATACACCATCATCTGCACTTACTTGAATCACTACCTCCCCAGATATTATGTCTGCAAAAAAAACACTTACTTTTGTAAAGGCATCTTCTAGCTGTTTGATGGCTTCACCTTTTCTCACTAACAACTCTTCGAGAACTTCAATTCTATCTTCTGCCTCAGCAAGCCTTTCAGCCTGCCCCAGCATAATGGCTTCAAGCTTTTCTAGGTCACTAAAAGGGGATGTCGTCATCTTCAAATCCTCCCTGGCTATTTCCCGAACTATCAGCCTCTTTTGCTTGTGCCTGCTTGCTTTCTTGGCCACTGCTTGCCCCCTTGTTTAGAACTCTGAAGAAATTGGAAAAGATATTAGTGAAATGCTTATCTTCTTGCTTGGTGTAAGAGATCACACCTTCAAGATAGACAAGAGAGCCTTTTTTGATCATATCAAGCGCCATAGCTGCCTGCTGCCCTGTTACAATCACATTATGCCATTGAGTTTTCTCTTTTGTCCCGGTGGCTAAAGAGAACACGGCAAAAGCCCCCGTCTTTCCCTGCTTTGCTTCTGCATCTTTTCCAGCATGTCCAAGTAGCGTTACTTTATTAATCATCAGAATATATCTCCCCTGTTTTTATTTTTTTTACTGCTCGAAAAATCTGCTTTCATCACAATTCTCGGCTTTGGCCTAATTGCATACTGGAGCCCATCCCTGATTTCTATTTTCCAGCAAAGAGGATTCTGCATAAGAATTACATTCCCAGCTGCATCAATTGCTTTGTAGAGTTTATTTTTTTCTTCTAAGAGCCAGAGCGTCCTTGCTTCCTCGCTTTCCATGTGCGGTTCATGATCTGGAGCTTCAGAGATTTTTTGATGCTCCGGCAAAACAGTGTCGAGATATGCGCTTTCTTTTAGATTCATTTCCATGCCCTCATAACTTCTCTTACTTCAGGCTCAAGCTTTTGCTGCCTTTCCTCATATCGCTGGCCTCGAAGGTTTGGGTGTTTCTCTTGTAGCTTCTGCCTTGTGCGTCTTATGCTCTCTGCATGTGGCATCTCCCCTTCAGCGTAGAGAGTAAGAAATTCCAAGCCGGTCATCTTTCTGGGATTGATTCCGATTTTCTTAATGACTTGAGCCCAGACTGTTGCTGTTAGCCTTCTGTCATCATCTCGAAGACGGCTTTGAGTGTGGAGTAAATGAGAAATTGTATCCTGCAAGCTTTTGGGAAACATTAGCGCCTCCCTGCATTAGCGAGATAAGTTCTGGAGCGTTCAAGATCCAGCCTTCTCTTTTCGGCTTCAATACAGGCATCAAGCACCCAGCCGAGCAAGCACCTGTAGTGAGATTTCTTCTTTTTGAACTTGCCAGGATTATCCTCAGCCCAGCCATCAAATCGCTCTAAGCCATCTTCAATGGATAAGCCCTCTTCCTCATATCGAGTTATGAGCTTTCCCTTTTCCTCATCTGAGAGAAGGATTCGAGGATATTTCTTTCCCGGTTTTTTAATTTTTTCTGGCGGTGTGGAGGGTGGGGGGGTTTCTTTCTCTAGTTTATTATTTATATTTATTACTATGGGATCATCTTGATCCTTCGTAGGGGCCTGTTTTGATCCTTCGGAGAGATCATCTTGATCCTTCGAGAGATCATCTTGATCCTTCGCAAGCAGGCAATAAATCTGCCTATCCCAGCGCATCCCATCTTTTTGAGTTTTAAGCCTGATGACATGCTGCTTAGCAAGTTTGGCAATGCTGCGCTTTACGCTTCCAACGCTTGTTTTTGTTCTCTCAGCAAGCGTCTCATTGCTCATCCAGCAAAAGCCATGCTTAGCAGAAGCGCCGAGCAGAACGCCATAAAGCTCTCTGTCTCTTGCCTCAAGCTCTAGCTGGTATAATGATGATGGAATGAGTACCCAAAATGAATTTTCTGACATGAACCCCTCATTAATTATTGAACAAATTAAGGGAGTTAATAACACTTATCGGGCAATTATTGAGTAATAAAAAGCCCACTGCTATAAGGATCTTAACACCTCGATTGATTGAACTTTAAAGGGTCTTGTTTGCTAAAGCAAGGCCCTTTTTTTATTTTTTATTATACGCAAGAGAGGCTGCTGGAGATTCAAGAGTTTTTCTTTTTCGGTCGTATCTCTCCACCATCTGCACAGATTCATGCCCAGAGAAAGCCATTACCTCCCTGTGAGAGAAGCCCTGATCCAAAAGATTTGTAATAGCTGTGGCCCTGCCAGAATGAGGAGAATACCCATCCTCAAGCCCAACTTCAGAAAAGACTCTCTTAATAAACCTATATGCTGTCTTGTAGCTAACGTGCTTTCCGCTGTACGTTGATTTGAATATGAAATGACTCCCAGTATAGGCTACTTGAAATCTCTTCTTAGAGAGCCTTTTAAGCGCCTTAAACGGGATTTGATGCAGTAGAACATCCCTCTTTTTACTTCCTTTTGTGATTACGCCCTCAAGATACGAGTCAGACCAATTGACCTGAGACCATTTCAGGCGAACGATTTCAGAGATTCTAAGCCCTGAATAGAAGAGCAGCGCAAGCATAGCCCTTTGAGAAAGCCCCTTTTCATCTCGGCCTGGAAGATCTAGCATCTGATGCACAAGCCTGTCAGATATAAGCTTTGCTTGAGATACTGGCTCTTTTGAGGCTTTTAAATGCTTGCCTATGGGGTTTCTATCAATTAGCCCGACATCTCGAAGATATTCAAAGAATTGCCTCGCTGTTCTGATGTACTGATTAACCGTCTGGCCCTTTAAGCCTTGATTACAGAGCCAGTCAAAGTACAGCATAGCCCTTGCAGGCGAAAACTGAATCAAAGCTTCAAAATATTCTTTTGATTCAAATTCTATATCCAAAAATGCTGCAATCTTGGCAAGATGCTGCCTGTAAGCTCTTTGAGTGTTCGCCGGCTTGCCTGCTATGAAAGCCCTGAATACATCCTCTGGCATGACTTCCCCACCAGCGTTTTGATTGATGGGAGTCATGAAAGGTTTCTCCTATTCTTGAAAAAGATCATCATCTGAAATGGCCCAGGTAGGAAGAGCTGGTGGAGTCCAGAAAAACCACTTACCCTCTATTTTAACTTTTTGAGCTTTATCTGTTCTGTGTTCTGAGATTGTTGCCCAGCCCTCTTCCAGATTGTAGAGATAGCGCCCTATCCCCCACTTTACAGCTGCTCTTTTAAGAGAGTCAGAAAGCCCACCTTTAAAGCTCTCAATATTGGTGCATTGAGCCCCATCTTCTTTAGCCACCCAGCCATAGGGCTCCTCAAGGTAGATAGAAAGCCTGCATTTGATCCCTGAGACGACATCTCCACCAGCCCCAGCAATTTCCATAGGGAAATACTCATCTTTCCAGTTAGCAGGGCCACAGACATCATCAAGCCTATCCATGATTGCTCTGCTGGTGACATAAGCAAGGCACATAGCCCAAGGCTTGCCTGAGCCTGTCATGCCAGAGCGCCCAATTCTCCACTCAATCTCATCTTCCCTGAAAGGTTTCTTTAATAGTTCAATCTTCATTATCCCACCCATCTATCACTTCAAGCTCTATAGCATCGTAGAGAGACCGAGCCAGCTCAGCTATTACATCCTCATCATCCAAGCTCCATGAGCCATGCGGCGTCGCTGGTTTATTCATCATCAGCACGTCCTTTCTTTGGGCAATAATTGCGGCGGCAATAATCGATACGCTCCTTGCTCTAATTAAACTTTCCTTCATCTCTCTTTCCTCAAATATACTTCTCAAAAGCCATCTCGCTCAGCAGCTCAGGATACTCTTCTGCGAGCGTTTGAAGCTCATCATCTGTTAGCTCTTCCCCTGTCTCTTTCCAGATTGCATGACAAAAGAAAGCATCACAAAAATCTGGGTAATCTTTAGTGTCCACCCCATCCACTTCCAGATCCTCAATATCATCCAGCTCTATAGGTTTCTTTTTTTCTAGCTCATCCAGCTTCTTTAGCGCCTTAGTCCCTAAAGCCTCAAAAAGCAGTTCACTTGCTGATTTCATTTCAAACTCCTTTCACGTAAAACATAAGCTCAACAAAAACCCAGCAAATGCCAAGCGCTATTATGAAGCCATCAATAAATCCTTCCTTATAAAGTTGCTGCATGATCTAGCTCCTTCTCTGCTTTCTCAATTTCTGTGGCTAAAAATGCTCGAATCTTCCAAAGCTCTCCATTTACTTCAGAATCAAAATCTGGCTCTGGATAATAAACAACGCAATTTGCATGGATTCTTTGCTCTACAAACTCTTTGATTTTTATCAGTGTAAACAATTCCATTATCCCCTCCCCTCTTCGATATCTCTTCTGCTCTTTCTCTCGCTGTCCCAATCAAACTCAGGCTCCTCTTTTGGGCCAAAAGCTTTCTTGGCTGCTTTCTTGAACTCTCCATCAAAGAAAAGCTCATCAACCTTAAAGAAGGCTTCCAGCTCAAAAATTTCATCAGGCTCAAGAATCGAATCCTGAGAGAAATGCTCCTCCTGAGCATCCTCAAGCCTCTGATCAACAAACTGCATGAGCCCTAAAAGGGCATTCATTTTTTCTTGATTTAGTTCCATTTCGTTCTCCTCATCTTGTATAATATACAATACATGATGATGGCCGATAATTCAATAAAGATTTATTCTTTTTTGTACTTTTTTTTATTTTTCTTTATACTAAAAGAGACTTAAAGCGCATTTGTAGCTAGTATATGTAAAAATACTGAATTATTCTTGAAGGATGAGCGTGTTAAAGGAAGTCAGAGAAGAGCTTGAGATTACCTATAGGGAGGCTGTAGAGGCAATTGATGGCACTATAGGGAGCCTGCAAGCCTACGAGCGCCCAAATGTCACTCACAGGCGATTTCTGCGCTATCTGCTGTATCTGGCTAAGCAGAAGAAAATGGGGCCAAGAGCCTTCAAGGAGTTCATTCAGGAACTCGCTGATGAACTCCCAGCCCCAAAGGATTAAGCTGGCACAAGCCCAGGAAAGAAGCCCTGGAACATAAGGCAAGCAAATAAGCCTACCCCTGCAAGCATACAAAGAAGAGTGAATAATATTGGATTAATAGTCATGATTAGCTCCCTAAGAATAAACCAACGAAAAAACCGATAAGCGCAATTAAATAAATTTCACTCACTTTTGCCTCCTGCCCTAAATTGCCATTTTAAAGCCCTCACCCTGTCGCCTGATTCACGCCTTTGCCAGTAAGCGTCTTTGGTATCTGGACTCGCCTTCCCTGTAGTCACAAGCCCATTTAGACCGTCTGAGAAAGCCCGGATGCCTGCTGCATCCGCTGAGAGCAGGAAACGCCCCTCTTCCTCCCCGGTAAACAGGTTCTCTCCTACAAGCGAGCTACAAGCTGTTTGTGAAGTGATTAGCGATATGGCTACAAGAGCCTTGATTTTCTTTTGCATGATTATTCTCCATCATTAAAGCGATCATTCGCTCTATTTGATGAAGTTACTCGTACAAAAGGATATACAAATTGAGGTTTATTTGTATTTCACTTTATACAGTAAAACAGCGATTTAATGTGGTACTTTAACTTTATTTAAGCTGTGTCTTAGTTCTGGCAAAAGTAAGGGCCAGATCAATAACAAAAGCTATGGCAACAATAGCCACTGCAACGGCACTTTCAGCAAAGGTATTTGCAAGCTCTGGATCTACGCCGATATACACACAGGCTGTAACAATCCAGGGAGTAAGAGACTTGATAAGTGGTGCAATAAACCGAACAGCAGCAGCGCCTTTAAGACCATCAAGAATTTTGTGAAACCAGCCTAGCATCATAATCTCCTTTTTATTACTCGATAGAGCCACCTGAAAAACCAGCCCAGAGGGATTAGCCCTACTCTCGGATCTGGTTCTAGTTCATCTCTTCTCATTTAATCCAGGTAATCGGCTCAACTCCTTTTGCTCTTGTATCCACATGAACAAAATTCTGTTCTCTGTATAATCCTACACCACCAAAGCCATGTTGTATCGCTGCATGAAATAGCTCTTCTGTAGTAAGATCCTGGCAAGTAATATCAAAGGCAATCCCCTGCACATGTCTGGAAAACATTGCCCCACCTATCGCCATGTTTTCCTGCGGCGACCTGTAGCCTCTTCTTTTAAGATGAGCAAAATTAATAAGAATGGGAAAACGAAGCTTTTGTCTAAAACTTTGAAGGGAATCCATAGCAGATGGCTGCACCATGAGATTGCCCCTTTTATGCTGCTCCATCCCATCAGGAGAAAGCACTTCATGAGGTGCAAAATCAGGCCAGCGCCATTTCATTTTAATCTACACTGTAATACCAGCCCTGGGCATAGAAAGACGCTGTGATCCCTGTGCTCCAATCGGTAGAGTCGGAATCTGCTGTTACCTTAATCCCATTCGAATCTTCAATTACACAGGCTGCTGTTTTATGTAATCCTGAAGTGCTGTTTCTTGAGCGAGCAGATCCCACTCCGAGATTAGTTGTACTATACCCGGCAAGTGGGGTAATCGGAGGAGTGACTTGAATATATGTACTAGCAGTGCCCCCTGTCGTCATTGTCGCACTAACAGAAAAATAAACTATCTGCCCAAATCTTGAATACCAAGCAAATCGAGTGCTTTCAGAGCTTGTTGTAAGTGAGCCACTGCCTGAATATGTAGGAGTCCAGTTTATTCTCGTTGGTGTAGGATTAACTAAAACGAAATTAGTTCCATCATAAATAACATGAGCCACTTGGCTTGCAATCATTTCAAACTGCTGCAAATCCTCACCTTGAGCTGTTTTGATTGCCTTTGCCCCTAGTGAGTTTACATTTAGAGTAGTTCCCCCCGATCCATTCTCTGTACCAGGAATAAACTTGATTTCCATTCCGGCATAGTAAGTTGTGGGAGCTGGTGACAAAGTGACAGTGTGGGCAGTACCAGATCCGCCTGAAGTGCCTCCCCAATGATTATTATTAACCCACTGAAGGTGAGCAGAAGGGCTATTTGTGCCATCTTTTGTAAGGCAGGCATCAATGCCATCTGCTAAATCCTCATCGTGTGTATCGTGATTGCTTGCTGTGATTAATGTTCCAGCATCTCTATCTTGAGCCCAAACGGTAGCTCCTGAAAATGTACCGTTTGACCTTGTAAATGTTCCACCTGACCAGCCCATGATTTACTCCTTTAATCCTTCTGTTGCCTGTCCTAAAATAGCCCTTATTAATGGATTACTCGCTGACTGGATAAACTTACCAGCCTGCGGATAAAGTGATTGAGACTTTCTTGCAAGTGTTGCTCTGCCCATTCTACTCCCCGGCCTTGTAGCAAGAGCAGCTGCCAATGGTATGCTTGCCCCCAGCCCGTACTCATCAGCAAGAAAAGCACCACCCATAAGCGTTCCATAGCCTCCTGATGTTCTAATCATAGGCTTTAAGATATCAGCTAATCCTTTCTGGCTTTCCTTAAAAAGCATGTCCTCTACTGACTCTTTTATAGTCATAATCGCAGAAGTTTCTTTGTTAAGCTTTGCCCAATCTTTTATTGCATCTTTTGGCAACTGTCCTGCCTTGATAAGCCTGCTCAGCTCTTTTTTGATTGTATTATCAATGTCTGCATACATCTGTCTTTTAAGCTGAGATGCCATTTTGGGATTACTCTCAAAGCCCATTTTTCCAATTTTACGCTTTAACTCAAGCAGCCCCTTTACGCTCTTTCCATTTTCAAGCTCTGTTTCAATTTTTGATATCTTGCTCAACAGATTATCAACTTCACCTGTACCGCTCTGGCTCTTAGCGAATCGCTTTGCAATCTTAAAATCAGGCTTGATATTTCTTCCGCTTCCCTTTGTTGCTTTGTCGAAAAGCTTTGCCACTTCATTGGAGTTTTTAGTGAGAGCATCATCCATGTTTTGAGAAAGCTTGGCAGGAGAAGCAGCACCCTTGCCCTTAAAAACTTTGCTGTATTTTGTATCTCTGAGCGTATCAAGCGCAGAATCAACTTTTGATGGCTGATTGGCTTTCAAAGCCTTGCCAGACCATCTTTGAATTTTTTTCTCCTTTGGGACAGAAAGCCCAATAGCTTTTTTCTCAAGCCCCCTAGCTTTGCTTGTAAGCTTGTCTTGTAGCTTTGAGCCTTGCCATCTGTTGCCAAGAGCTTGAGCACCTGCGCCCATTCCTGCGCCAAAAGCACCGCCCATAGCAGCGCCCACTGCTCTATTTTCAAGACCCCCCTCACCAGCTCCAAAGCCATACAAGCCACCCTCTGTAAGCCCCCTGAGAGCTGCCTGCTTCACTGTGCCTGCTGATTTAAAAGGATTGCTTAGGCTTGCTGCAATTAGCCCCTGAATAGCAGCAGAAGCAGGATTTTCTTGTCTGTATTCTGAAGTTGTGGCTCTTGCTAAATCTCTGGCCTCATCACCTAAAAGAGCTCCTGCAAGCTCATCTGCATAACCCCTAGTGGCCACATCTGCTATATTACCAATCTGCCCTGTAATCTGTCGCATCTCAGGCACATCTTTCATGCCCTTGTTTTTGTACTGCTGGGCCTCTGGAGAGCGCACCTTGTCCATATAGCCAGAAAAATCACCAGCAAGAAGCATACTAAGTCCACTTCTCTGAGCTCTCTTTGAGTTTTTAACGGGCTTTCCAGCTGCTTTAGTGCCAGAGCTTTCTGAGGAGTCTGCTCCACCACCCTGGGCTTTTGATAGAAGCTCTCTGTATCTTGCCTCCTTCTGTTCGTCCCATCCCTGTGCTGGATTTGCTGCTGCTGTCGTACTGCCTTTTTTTTTAAGCACAGAGGGAACATATTTCTGAGTTTCTCTTGGAAGGTATCTTGAAACCTCTTCCCAGCCTGCCCCCTCCCCAGCTTTCTTCAAAGCCTGCTGCACTCTTCCTGGCCCTGCGTTATATGCAGCAAGAGCAAGCTCTGGAGAGCCAAATTGATTAAGCTGCTGCCCTAAATAATGCTGAGCCATCTGCCTTTGCTGAGCCACATCTGTTGGATCATAAGGCCCAGAAAGCCCCAGCTGTTGCCTTACTTCCTGAGCTGTTGCTGGCATAAATTGATAAGCGCCTTGAGCTCCTGCTGGAGATACAGCATTAGGATTGCCCCTACTTTCTTGCCATTTAACTGCATCAAGTAATGAATCTGTAATAGCAGGCTGAGAAGATACGCCCCCAGCTTTTGCTTTTAACTGCTGATATCTTGCCTCTTTCTGCGCATTCCAATCAGACATTATCTCGGCCTCATTGCTTCTAGCTGTGCTAGTTCTGCTTGCTCTTCTGGGCTTAGCCCTCCAGAGCTTTCCCTTTGAAAATCCATTTTTGGTGCAATTGTTTGAGATGGCCCAAAGCTGTCTGAATTAAAAAACTGAGTCCAGGGCACTCTTTCAGTATTCCAGCTTCCCTTGCCTGTTTGTTCGTCAAACAAAATAGGTGGATTTTGCGACTTGTAAGCCTGCCAGGCAGCATCAGCCCCATCCATGCTCTGAAATGTCATTCTGTGCCAATCAAGAAAATCAGCATATTCCTTTTCGTATTGCCCAACAGTTCTGAGTTTATCGATAATCTCTTGATTAACTCCTGGCTCATTGATGCTTGATGGCCCAGCAGAAAGATAAGCCCTCATCTCTGCATCTGACATAGCACCGACGCCCTTTGGCCTCATCTTAGCAATTACATCTGCCCTTAAACTATCAAGCTGCTGTGTTGCTGTTAGCTTGTTTGCCTGACTTGGAGAGAAAAGCCCTGCTAGAGCTGTGAGCTTGTTTTGTAGCCCAGAGCCATAACCGCCGACACCACCCGTATCACCGGCTTGCTTAACATACATATCAGCAGTATCAGCCAATCCCATGACGCTATTTGCGTATTCTCTTGCTGCTTCTGCCTTTTTGTTTGTTCCAGCTAAAGCCTCAAGCTCTGCTTTATGAAGTTTCTCAGCTGAGTCAATAGCAGCATTGGGTGTTAGTCCTGGGTTCTGGTCTTGCAAAATCTGAGCTGTTTGCATTACCTTGTCTCTTACTGATACCGGCCTATTTACTCCATCAGGAAGCCTTACCTGATTCATCCCCTGCACAGGTCTTGCAAAATCACCCACAGGAGTAAGCTGAGATTGCCCAGATTCAACGCCAAAGCCATCAAGAGACATCCCGCCCTTCTCTGCTAAAACTTTAACAAGCTCGGCACTTCGAGGATTTGGATTCTTCACGTATTCTTGAATTGCCTTCCCAGCTAAGTCTTGCATCATGCTCTGGCTTTGCATCTGCCTGTCTCTATCCTGAGCCAGCAGAACATTTATAATATCTCCATATTCACCATCCTGGCCCTTCAAATAACTGGTAGGATCAGGGCTTCTAAAAGCCTGCTGAATAGGAATCATAAAATCTTTGTATTCCTGCTCACCCTGCCTCTTCCCGTAAGCAGTAGCAGCTGAGCCCAGAAGAGCTGTCCCGATTTGAGCAGCTACACCGGCCCAGGGATCATTGAACTTATAAGGATCAATATTCGTGCTTCCTTGCAAGACATTAGCGCCCCCAATATAAAAGGGATTGCTCTGCACCATTTCCTGCTGCTTTCCAGCTAGTATTTCCGCTAAATCCACTTCTAACTCCCTAAAAGCCCAGCGCCTATCCCTGTGGCAAGCCCACTTCCGATTGCCCCAACTACACCTGGCCAGGGACTAGGAGAGCCCTGCTGCTGCGCCGGTGGTGGAGCAAGTGGTGTTGGTGAAAAGCCCGAGCTTCCACCTCTATTCTGTGCTGCTAACCCTGCATTATGCATCGAAGCATTAGCAGCAATATTTGCTGTATCAATATTATTCTGGAATCCCCCAAAAGCTGTTCCTACTCCTGTTACATCAGTATTTGGCATATTCACTTGAGCCATATTCTGAAACTGTGGATTGATGATTCCCTGCTGCATACCAAGCATTGAGCCTGCTGCCTGATATGGGCTCTGCCATGTCTGGTACTGATTATTGAAAGCATTCTGCTGGCCAGTCATTCCCATATTGAATTGATTGACCTGCTCTTGCCCTCCAAATTGTGAAGCTGTGGTGTATGCCTGATCGTAAGCGTCATTTTTACGCCTATCAAATTGCATGAGCTCTTGGTTGTATAACTCGCTGCCTTCTGGGATTCCTCTATCTGCAAGGCTTTGAGTTAACTGATCCCGCTCTTGCTTAAATCTGTCATCAAGCAAAGTTTTCTGCCTTCCAAACTGCTCATCGGTAAGCTTCTGCCTTCCTTCCCATCCACTCATTGCTTGAGGATTATATGGATTATTAAAGTTAAATGATTGACCCATTTGGCCCATCATATTTTGAACGCCTTGCCCTAAGCCTTTGTCAATATTTTGCCTTTGCTCAAGCATCTCTTGCTGTGGAGCTGAAAGGTTTGTTTCTCTAATGAGCTGCCCTGTCTCTGGATCTACTGTGTACTTTAGCTCCCCATAAGGGTTTCGCTCATTTGGCCTGTTTAGCATGTGCTGCTGCTGAGCGTTCCACTCATTAAACTGCTGCTGAGTGTTTATAATTCCAGCTGGCCTTGTTAGCTTTTTGCCTTTTGCTGTGGGCCTTCTTGGAAGATTTGGTGCATTAGTATTTGGGCCAAGCTTGCCCTTATTGCCAGGCCTTTTTGAGCGAGGAGTAAGCCCCAGCTTTTTACGCCGAAACTTTCTAGCAGCGCCCTTGCCCTGCTCTTCTCGGATATTATTAAAGCGCCGTCTTTGCCGTTTTGTAAGTCTTTCTGCCATGTTCCTATTCTCGCAAGTTTCCCTATATTTTGTCTCTTTACAGGTATCCCCCAGCCTCAAAAATTATCCTGTTGGCATTTAAAGTAAAATCAACCCCTGTAATATTTGCTGAGAGCTTTACACTTACGGCGCTTCCTAATCCGCATAAGTTGTACCACTCATCATTTTTCACATTAGCATTGCCCCAGCTGCTCACATCCCATGTTGCTGAGTCCCATGCTGTTCCCGAGCTCCCTGTGATAGTTACTGGAGCGCCAAAAGATGTGCGCTCAAAATCCATATCCACATCATAGCTAAAAGTTATGGTATCTGAGGCATTGATAAGAGGAGCGCCCATAAGAATCCTCTTTTGCCTTCCTCGCTGGCCTAAATAAGAATAAGCCTGCCTCATCCTTGCTTGAATTGCCTGCCCAGCATCATCTGTGCCGTAGTCTGCCTGATACACTTTTCCATCAATACCGCCAAAATAAAGCCCTGAGTCATATCTTGCCCATGTATATGCTGTTTGCCCGGTAAACTTGCACCAGGCTCCTGTAAGGCTATTCATCACATATTGCTCATATGTAGCCCCTGCATTTACTGGCACATTTATAATAATAAAACGCCCTCTGGGATAAACCAGACCCTCCCACCCTGCATTGCTGCCTGCGTATTTCGCCACTGAAGAAAAAGCACGCTGAATCTTATCTGTGTACGCTGCATAAGAGGCTACAGCCCCAGCATTTAAGACTGTTGAAAGGGGAATCACCCCTTGCTCTGTGATAACTACAAGATCGCCCCCGACATTAAACTTCGAGCGAATACCAAGAGGAATAGGAATCTCAAATCTTGATACTAGGCTCCAACTGGAATCCCCAGGATTTGCCCCTGTGTAAATTACAATTTCGCCCATATTAGAGCAGCAAACTAAGAGATCATCGGCTCCTGAACCGCTTTCTCTTGTCCAGTTTGCTATCCAGAGAAGATAGCCGCCATTTTTAAAGATTCGCCCTAAATCAAACTCCGTGGTAGCTCCTGTGAGGTTATTGGCGCTGTTTGTATACCAGAAGCTTGAAGTGTCTTTTTCTACAAAATAGAGCCTATCTCGATAAACAGTGACATCAATAAAATCTGCATCATCTGTAACGCCTGTGTATGCTGCATCTGATACTGAGGCTGCGGAGGATATCTGCTGAGGCTGATCTGAGCCATTTACAAGGATAGCTGTGCCTTTATAAATTACATACTGCCACTGATCATCTGTCGGTGTAGTTGTGCCGGTAATATCTGAGGCATTAGAGTTAAAAGTGGTAGCATCATAAATCTTGCTGTTTGTGCAGGCTATGAGCTTTCTAGTGCCTGTCTGACCAACTAGCTCAAAGAGAGTTTTAACAATCCCTGATCCCATTCCATCTGCATGCTCACGGAAGCCAGATCGGAGCTTTAGATCGACGGAATCAGGGAACAGATTTTGAAGCTCTACAGCATCAGTTTCAGGCATAAGCTCGAAGGGATCTCTTGCATTCCAGCCACCTATAGGAGCAGGAACGCTTGCAATCGTACTTCTTTGCTGCATTATCTCCGGGTGCATGGCCTACTCTAAATAATAATTCTCGCCTGAGTTTTTCTTTTCTTCCTCTTCTTTCTTAATCTGTTCAGCTGACTTATTCCCAAAATGAAGATCATAAGCTGATTGATGTGCTGCTGAAGGATCTCCACCTAGCTTTGAGTAGTCATAAGAGCCTGAGCCATCATCTCCAAACTGCATATTGATTGCATTGTGATAGGCAACCTGCTCCCAATCATCAATTGCTCCAGAAGCTTTAAGCTCATTTATCAGGTTGATTGCTTGATCTCTCTCTGAGAGCCCTGCCTGGTCATAAAAGCTCTGAATGTTCTCCTGGCCCTGCTCATTAGAAGTAGCAGCGTTTTGCAGATAGCCTGTAAGTTGATTTGTTAATTGATCGTCTCCTCCAGCTAAGATTGCAGCTAAGGGATTAAGCCTTCCAACCATCTGAGTCTGTGAGCCTTCATCTTTGATGTCTCCAGGCTCCTGCCAATTAAGATCAAACCAGTTAAGCTCTCTTCCCTCTGGGCCAATTACTCCTTGCCCCTCTCCGATATCTCTTCCGATATTAAAGCTTGAGCCATCTGCAAGCCTAACTTTATGGTATTTGTCGCCCTCATCCTTAAAGGCAAATCCAGCCTCTAAAAGATGATCTCTTAAAGCATCTCGCTTTTGCTGCTCTTCACCCTTCCCTGAGCCCCATAAATCTTTTGGAGAAAAGAAAAGAGAAGCGCCAAAAGTAGGAAGGGCATAAGCAAGCTTTTCCCCTGTATCAAACTCTTCTCCATCAAACATTTTCTTTGCGCCTGTGGCTGTCTTATAGCCTGTATATGCTGCTGCTGGAGCTGCCACATAGGGCGCTGCTGCATTTATTCCTGCACTGCCCAGCCCAAAATTCGCTGCCTCTCCTGCGCCTGCTGGAACCCTTGTAGCTGCTAAAATCTCTGGAGTAGAAAGAGCCTCACCACCTCCAGGAATTGCCTCTACTGGCCCCATTGAAGTTGAAATATTACTGATAGCGCCCGGCCCACCTGAGCCCATTAAAGCCCCTGCAATCTTATTGCCTGCATACAAGCCCCCGATAGTGCCAACAGGCGCACCGATTGCCGCTGTATACTGATCGGCATCTGTAGGCTGCTCTTGCTCTACAGGTACAGGCTTCCACTGATAGCCATCCCAATAATATCCATTTTGAATCTCTGTGGCTTGCTGTGCTTGCATCTTTCCTCTTAGCTAGTTGTGATAGTGTCTGGAATACTCGCTGGAGTTAAAAACATGGGATTTCTCCTGGAAGAGAGTCTTAAAGTAGGAGCCCCTTTCAAAGCTGTAGCCTGTCTCTTCAGTAGCTCTTCAAACTTCTGCTCTGTCCTCTGGTACTGAAATCCCTTCTGGTACATAAAAGCTGCTTGAATGCCCAAAGAAAGCACTTTCTCATCAATTAAGCTGGTATCTGTATCAGCAAGAAAGGAGTCATAAGCAATATCTTGATAAGTCCACGTTACAGTATCATCTGAGGCTGAGCCTGTTGTGTGAGTCGGTGGAGTTGCGCCGGCTGTCCCTCCAGAAGTTGTCTTGTAGTAATTGCCTTCATAAAAGCAATAAGAGCCTGCCCCAAACTCTTCGCCTGACTCCCAGAGAACAGGTCTAATCCAGCTTTTTGATATATACTCAAAGACAAGGATTTCGCCATCTTCACCACTTCCAGGGGTAGGATCTACAAAGAATTGTGTACTTGTAGCCCCTTTGACTCTGTATCTTCGCCGAGGAGAAGTTGAAACAATCCCCTCTTTTCTCCAACGCCACTCTTGAGGTGAGATCGGCCCTTCAAGCTCCCAGGTATTTGTCCTATCCCAATGCGTTCTATTTATATGCCTGTCAAAATCAGCAGGCAGAGCATAAGAATCAGTGGAAGCTGCAAGGGTAATTGTTGCCGTTCTGTGCAGCTGTGGCCAAGTATAACGCTGAACAATCTCATCTCCGACTCTAAGAGCCAGAGCAAGCATTTGCTTTGCTATTTTATCTGTATTTCCTACAACAGAGGCTGGCTCAGGAATCCCCAGCTCTCTCGTTACTGCTTGAATTGTAGAGAGTAAAGACACTATACATGCCTCCAAATTTTCTTACTCTTAATTCTTGATATTGTGTTAGTGGAAACGCCGTACTTGACAGCTAAATCTTTCCCCATCTCGCTTGAAGAGCGAATTTCCAACACTTCCTTCTTGGATAATTTACTGGAGGGGTGGGCCTCCCCCCTTCGAAGTTCTGGCCTCTCCTTCCCCCTCCAACTCATCCTGCCCTTTCGGACAGCGTCTTGCATGTTATCTTTGTATGTGCCCAGAAAGAGATGATCGGGATTCACGCACTTTCGATTGTCGCACTTATGACAAACAAGTAAGCCCTCCGGTATGGTATCTTCCTTGTATAGCAAGTAAGATACTTTGTGAGCGCCTCGCATCTTGCCATTTATTCTCATCTGGCAATATCCATCTCGCTTGCCGACATGGCCCAGCCACTCCCAGCAATGCGTTTCAGGATTTATTTCGAACGACTTATTAAATCGGACTATATCATTCGGATGGTGTTTCCTGTTGCTCAGTAGACTCATCAGCCTTCTTTCTCCTTCCCCGCTTTTTTGGCTTAGAAAGAGCTTCTAGCTGCGATTCAAGCGCAGAAAGCCTAGCTTTCAACTCCTTATTCTCTTCCCTCAATGG